CTTCATTGGGTCAATATATCTCAGGTCTTGGATACCTGCCTGAGGATTCTTAACATCAATGACTTTCAAATAATAAAGTCTTCCGTCAACATACCAGTTTCTGAAGATTTCATGACACTTCCTGTCGAAGTCCATGATTTCTTTAATATATTTAAATTCTTGTCTGATTACTGCTTTGAGTCTATCACTAGCATTTAAGTTGGATAACTCAATCTCAACAGGAGAATCATAAAGGTCACTAACGATGGCTTCATTCACAACATCTTCGATAGCACCATCACATTCTGGGTGAAGCGCCATTTCACGATATCTTTTAATGAGATCGTGCTCTGTACGATAAACACCTTCGATATCGACATAGTGACCATAAAAACCACTAGCAATATAATTATCAACCCCGTCCTCATTGGTTTGAGGAACGGGGGATATTACCGAAGGTGATTTATTTTGACCATCATCAATAGAAAAACCAAAAAGTTTTGCCATCGTATAAACTATCTACTTATTATGGACTATTTAGTTAATGTCTTCGCCGCCTGCATTAGCACCGGTGCCCCTAATTGCTTCCCACCAAAGAACTTGAAGCTCAACAGTGAACTCTTGAATTCCTTGAGCATCGTATGAAAGCTCAATAGGAGCAACTTGAGTTGGGAAAATATCATAGAAGTGATACTTTCTCAGGGTGTCACCATTACGGTCAAGTTGATAAACATAAGCATCTGCCTGATAATCTGCAGGATTAGTCACACCAGTGTTATCAGATACTCTATTCATTGTATTCATCCACTTTTCGAAAGCGGAGCGAATAGCGAAATCAGTATCGTTGATAACGGTGATTGTCCAAGTATCAAAGGTTCTGTCTCCAGCAACCTTGAGTACTCTTCCTCTAAAAGGAACTTCGATAGGTGCTACGTTTGAAGCAGGAAGGTTTGCTGCCTTAACAAGGAATCTTGCCTTGTTAAGAATATCATTCAAACCATCAACATTTACTGTAGAGGGGAAAGCAAGCTCCACCTCAAACAGGTTAGAGCGAGCACCGCCACCAGTCAGTTTGCTCTTAAAATCAGTAATCTTTCTTAGTGGGGGTGGATTAAGTTGATTTCTAGTTGCCATTGTTCTTTATACCTCTAAGGTTGATTAAACATTACCAATTACTTCATCAAACGAAACACCAGTTCTGGTGGCAACAAACGTAAGACCGATGAAGTTAATCGATCTGTTTGGTTTGATAAAGATGTCAGCAACAAACTCGTTGTTGTCGATAACAGCAGCGGTGTTGTTTGTTTCGTCGCAAATAACGACATAATCAAAGATTCCTCTCTTCGCTTGGACATCGCGGAGGAATGGCTCGATGATGTTTACAAAGTTTGTTCTTGTAATCTCATCGTTGAATTCAAAGAGTTGGTCTCTTGCGGCAGCGGAAATTGCCTTCTCCAGATAAACAAAGAGACGGCGGACGTTGATTCTGTCGAATGCAGAAGCCTTACCGTATCCAGTCTTATCACCGAAGAGGACAATACCATCTCCAGGTGAGAAGATAACTGGGTTAACTCTATTTGAATAGAGTTTATCTCTCTGTACTTTGGTTGGGTTGTATGCCAGTTTTACGGCATTGAGAATTGCACCTCTTTGTGTTCCTGCAGGTGAGAACCAAGGGAAGTTGTTGAGGTCATTTCTTGCACAGATACCAGCGATGTCACCATTCAGAGGGACATAGCGGAAAGTATCATTGAATCTGTCATACATGTACTTATAACCACTATCAAAGACTGCATAAGTCGATGAAGTGATTGGAGAGTAGAAACTCAGGACATTATCAGTAATAGTAGCATCTGAGTTAATAGTTACAGAACCAACTGCACTATCATTCAAGAATGCCAATCTATATGGTGAGATGAATGCCAGAGCATCTTGTCTTGCTTCAGCAACAGCAATCAGTTTGTTTGCAAGTGCTTGAGCAGTTTCTTTGGCGTAGTTTGCCGCACCCATCAACAGGAAGTCGATGTCATAATTATCTGTGTTTTCAAACAGGTCATAACCTGCAGTCAACTTAGCGAGTGTTGGGGTGAATGCTCCAGAAGCACCTGCATCAGTAGTGCCATCATAGTTTTTACCACCACCAAGAGTTAAAGTAGTTGCTCCAGCAGCAGCAAAGGTAATTCCTTGTGCATTTTGGTCCCAACCAACATCAGACTCAAGATCGAAGTTAGCACTGAAACCAGTTGTAGTGATTCCAGTAGGAGCTCCACCAGCAAAAACGTTGGCAGAGACATTAGCAATATACTTTCTCCAATAAGCAGTGCTGCCTACCGAATACTCAGCATCTTTTGCTTTGGAAAGTGAAAGGTGCTTCTCCAGAATGGTGCCAGCGTTTCCAGTGACTGCTCCAGCATCATCAATAACGACTACGTGGACTTCATCGAATCTTGAGTCTCTTCCAGAAGCATACTGAGAAGTGCCAGGTCTGTCAGCAAGGGTATTCCAGTAAATGGTAGAACCAGTTAAAGAAATAGTTTGCTGGTCAAACCAATCTTGCTGAGATGAATAAGTGGTGCTTCCTACTGCAACTGACTGTCCAGTTGTATGAATAGCAACGCTTCCAGAGGAAGAGAATGTATAAACACCAGATGGTTGATAGTCAACTTCAGTTACTGTGCCAGCAGCGGAAACGTGCGACAGAACCTTAACCGATACGTTAGTGCCATCAATATCAGTGATGATACCTTTGAGATGTCCATCAAGAGTAACAGTCGTTCCATCAGACTTAGGTAAAGTCGCGGAAATTGCCTGAGTTACACCATAACCGACGTTGATTACTGGAAGACTATCGTTAGTGCTAACTCCAACAAGAATTTGGTCAGCTTTAGCATCGATGATACCAACCTTGATACCATTTGACCAAGAACCAGGGTTTCTTGCTGCAAAAGTTACATTAGCAATAGTATTCTCATCATATCCCAATTGATTATAGTGCTCTAAGCTCTTAATCTTAATGCTGCTAGCAGCACCAACAAATCCGTTTCTGAGGTCATCGTCGTCTGCTCTGACAACTCTCAGGTTTCCACCGTAAGCGAGGTAGGATGATGCTACCATCCAGTGCTCATAGTGCTTATCGGTACTAGATGGCTCTCCAAATGCTTTGAGAAGGTCTGATTCATTACCGACCAAAGTTGGTACTTCTACAGGTCCTTTTGCGAAAGGTGCTACAAGGGCACCGACACCACCGCTAGTAGCATCAACTCTACCTACGGTTAGGTCAACCTCTCTTACTACAATTCCAGGAGATGCTAAATTAAGTGGCATCTTTATTCTCCTACAAGTCCAGGATTAATCTGAAATTATTTATTAAAAGGACTACTTTGAATGGGGAAACCGTGCGTGAATATCTACCAATCAGGATATTCCCACTTATATTCCTTTGTTATATTTTTCTTGGTGCCACTTACTCTCTTTTTCGTACACTCTTTGCACTCATATGAGTAAGCGGATGGTAATGCTCCCCTACCTTTTCTAGTCAGATAAAAGTCATCTATTAGATTTTTTATTTCACCACAAACTCTACATTGTCTATCAAATAATAATATATGTTCTAAATTTATCTGCCTATCTAGGTCCATTAATAATAATCCCACATATAGGATCTATCCCCATATTCATCAGTATGCCATCTATCGCCAGTATTATCAACAAAAGTGTTTTCATCAAGACCATCTAAGATAAAACCAAAAGGTGCCATATCTTGCTCAATCTGATTCTTTTGCTCCTCATAAATTCTTTTACGGATATCATTACTTGTCATCTCCTTAAAGTAATCTTGAGCAATCAACCAGGAGAAAATGACAAGACACATTGCTAGGTCATCATTACACCCCTCTTCTGCTTCAAAAGAGTTGTGACGCTGGGCAAAAGTAGTAAGTTCTGATATAATGTCATAGTCAACAGTCAGTAACTTATCGTCTTCCAAGAAAGTCTTTAAGTTTGAGCATCCCAACTTCTTAACTGCAGAAGTCATTCTTACACCCATCTGAGACTTCTTCCCAGAGAAACCGTGCCCAATAACCTGTCCAGCACGTCCTCTCATCGCCGCCATAAGCATATTATCATATTCAAGGTCGTAGTGTAAAATATTAGCAACTTGCTCACCAATATCATTAACTTCAA